GCAAGCATTGCCGGTATCATTGCCATGTGTGGCCGCAAGCACTACATGAGCAAATATGCCCGACTTATGATACATAGCGTGAGCGCGGGCGTGTATGGCGACAAAAACGACCTTCTGGCCACTGTCGATGAGATCAAGGCTCTGGAGGACACTTTGGCCGTCATCATCGGTGAGCGGATGAAGTGCAGCCCGGAGGAGGTCAAGACACATTACTTTGACGGTACCGACCACTGGTTCACCGCAGAGGAAGCCGTCAAGCTCGGCCTTGCCGATGGAATCTATGACATTGCCGTTCCGGACCTTCAGGGAACTGACGGGCCGAGCGACATATACAAGAAAGTATTCACGAACCGAGCGGTCATACGCTCACAAATTGTTAACAATATGGAAATCACAAGAATCAAAGAGAAGCCTCGATTCACCAATGTCGTGAACGAGGATGATGTCCTTCGTGTTATCGACGAGCTGAACGCGCAGATCGAGAAACTCGAGGGCGAAAATTCCAATCTCAAGCAGCGCCTCTCCGAAATGGAGCAGGAGGACATTGAGAAGATCCTTTCGGCAGCGGTTGAATGTGGGAAGATTGAGGAGGGAGAGAAGGAGGACTACCGTCAGCTGCTTAACTCCAACCGCGCATCAGCGGAGAAAGTCATCACGTCCCTCATGCCCAAGCGTAAGATCAAGGATGACCTCAACGGCGGCCAGCCCGCCAATTCGGCATCCGGCGCATGGGACACCAAGATGGAGGAGATCCGTCGTAACCGTTCAAGGAGGTAGGCCATGAAACAGACGGAGAAAGCCCCTGCACCGCCTAAACGCTGTATCGGCGGCACCACTGACCAGAGCAAGAACAGCAAGGTGGACTACAGGACAACCAAGTCCCCGCTCAAAATGAAAAAGAACAACTAAACACCATTATCGATTATGGCAATACAGATCACAAACACCAACTATAACGGTGAGGTTCTTGAGCAGCTGCTCACCCTCGCCTCGACCGGCAATGAAATCGTGGAGAAGGGCCTTGTCCACGTTGAGCCCGGTATCGCATCAACCTTCAGCATTCCTCGCCTGAAGGCGACAACAATGCTGCAGAAACGCAAGGAGATGCCTACGGATTCCGACTCCAAGGGCGACTTCAAGTATTCGGAGCGTGTGCTTGCCCCGAAGGACTTCATGGCATTCACCACCTTCAACCCTCGTTCCTTCGAGAAGATCTGGAGGAAGTGGCAGCCTAAGGGACCCCTCGTTTTCGCCGAACTTCCTGCGGAGGCGCAGAACGCCCTCCTTGCCGAACTGGCCAAGCAGGTCAAGTTCGAGCTCGGTGACCACATCATCAACGGCGAGTATGCCGAAACGGGGGACGACAAGCTGTTCAACGGTTTTGTTTACCGTATGGAACACGATACCGATAAGGTTTCCGTCACCTCCAACAATACAACCGTCGTAGGCCGTCTCAATGACCTCTACGAGGCTATCCCCGACACTCTCGTTGACAACGCTGACCTGAGGATCATCATGTCAACCGGTGACTGGAGAAAGTATGGCTCCGAGCTCATCGCCCAGCCTTACAAGGGCATCGACTACAGTCAGGCCACTCCTGACGTGTTCCGTGGTGTCAAGATTGAGCGTCTCGCAAGATGGCCGAAGGGCCTCTACGTGGCCACAATCACAGGCCCGGATCTTAACACCAACCTCTGGGTGGGTGTCAACCTCGCGGATGATCCCGATGTCATCCAGATCGACAAGCTGACCAATGCCGGTGAGCGTTACTTCTTCAAACTCTTGATGAAGGCCGACACTCAGACAGCATTCGGCGAGGAAGTCGTATGGCTCGACAAGCGCGAGTCAGAATCCGGTGCTGGCAGCGGATCCGGTTCTGGATCCGGTTCTGGTTCTGGTTCTGGTTCCGGCTCCGGCAACGGTCTTGATGTATAAAATTGCATTTGGGCATGACGATAAGTGAACAGGGATTGAACCTCATCAAGAGGTACGAAGGCTGCGTCCTGAAGGCCTACAGGTGTCCTGCCGGAGTCCTGACCATAGGCTACGGTCACACCGGCGGTGTGCGCGACGGTCAGGTGATAACCAGGCAGGAAGCGGATGAGTACCTCAAGCGTGACGTGAAGGTTGCGGAGACGTGCATCAGCACGGCCATCCAAGACCGCCTGTCGCAGAACCAGTTTGATGCCTTATGCAGTTTTATCTTCAACGTAGGCTGCGGAAACTTTCTCCGCAGCACACTTCTCAAAAAGATTAAGGTTAACCCATCCGACCCCGCCATTCGCGCCGAGTTCGCCAAGTGGGTCCACGCAAAGAACGTGGTGCTTCCCGGTCTGGTGAAGCGGCGCAAGGAGGAGGCGGAACTGTACTTCAGATGATATGGAAATGATATCCAACCCGTGGCTTGAATTCCTTGTTGCTCCTATTGTTGGAGTTATTGTGGGATATCTCACGCGAGCTCTCACCACACGCCGGGAGCGCAGGAAAAGCGATCTTGAGATTATCAATGCCGCAATCACTCCACTGCTTGAGTCCATCAAGCAGCTGACCGAGCAGAACAGGGAACTGGTTCTCAAGCTGGCCGATGAGCAGCGGAAGACACTTGAGTATATGCGCAGCAATAGAAGCCTTCTGGAAGAGAGGGCTGAGCTGATCTCAAAGGTTGACCGCCTGACAAAGCAGATTGAGCTTCTCAAGAAGATGCTCCGGGAGCATCTGAAGGACGCTAACCAAAACGACGATTAAAAACCCTTTAAACATTTAACGAAATGGCTTATAAAGATGGACAGGACTTGATCCTCGGCTTCGTGGAGGAAGGTAATTTCCTTGCTCTCGGACATTCGACCGGTTGTAAGATCAGCCGCAGCTCCGAGACGGGCGACCGTGTCACCAAGGAGCAAAGTGCGGGCAAGTTCAAGGAAAAGTATGTGAAATCACTCGCAGTCTCAATCTCGGCGGACGGTTTCCAGTACGACTACGGTACCGCTGCGGAGCGCGGCTATCCGAAGCTCAAGCAGATATGGAAGTCGGCAATGCCCGTCACTCTCCGCTGGCTTGAGCGTGGAGAAAGCGAATACGAGCAGGGCTCATTCATCATCACCTCTCTTGATGATGACGGACAGGCCGGTGACGACCGCAAGTATTCCGTAACGTTCGAGAACTCCGGAGCTGTCACGGACGGCACCGATTCCGGTGACGGTTCAGGATCCGGCAACGGTCTTAGCGTTTAATCATGCACCCACGCACGATGAAGACAATCACAATCAACGGACAGGAGTACCCCTGTGACATGACCATGGGGGCACTCGTCCGTTTTAAGAAAGAAACGGGGTACGATGTGGCCAAGGCTGCTGACACCTCCGATATGATAACCCTTCTGTGGTGTTGTATCGTAAGCGCGTGTGCGGCGCAGCACAAGGAGTTCCCGCTTTCCCTCATGGAATTTGCGGACTCCTGCTCGTTGGATGCACTCGGCGAGTTCAACGACTCAATAAGCAAACAGGATGACTCAAAAAAAAACGAATAACGGGCACTCAGCCTGATATTGAGGAACTGTTAGGAATCGCGCTGGGGAGCATCGGGATGAGTTATGATGACTTTTGCCGGTGCTCCCCATCCGAGTTTTCAAGGATATACGAGAGCCACGAAATGGCTCAACAGTCCGAATGGTCACAGACAAGGGTGCTTGCGTACAGCATAATGCTCCCTTACCTGAAGGACAAACCAAAGATAAAGGACTTCATGCCGTTCCCGTGGGAGGTGGAGCCGGTCGAGGAGGATGCTTGGGACAGGGAGGTTGCCGGGCTTTCCGACAAGGAGCGTTTTGAAGCTGCCAAGCGCAAGATGGGCGCAATAAATTAGTCACGATGGATAAGAATATAGAGTTTACCATAGAGTTCAAGGATAAGGCCACAGGGGTTGTCAGCCAGATGAACCTCTCCCTGAAGGATGCCGATGAGGTGATACGTCAGGTGCGCGGATCCATTGAGGGTTTGAGCGGTGATCTTGTCAATGCCGGGCAGAGTACACAGGCATTCAGCGCGGCAATGGATGTCCTCCGTCAGGTTGACGGCACCATAAAGGGACTCGCCCAGGGATATAATGACTATGCCGTTGCGGAGGCGCGTCTGACTCAGGTCATGAGGAATACGATGGACGCCTCTGATGATGAAATCCGGAGTATAGTGGACCTATGCTCCGCACAGGAAAAACTTGGTGTTGTGGAGGACGATGTCGCCATGGCCGGGGCGCAGGAGCTTGGTACATACCTCGGCCTGTCTTCATCACTCCAGACGCTTATCCCTGTCCTGAATGATATGCTGGCGCAGCAGTATGGCGTTAACGCCACACAGGAGTCGGCGGTGGCCATTGCGACAATGCTCGGCAAGGTGATGGAGGGACAGACCTCCGCACTCAGCCGCTACGGCTATTCATTCGATGAGGTTCAGGAGAAAATCTTGAAGTTCGGAACGGAGGAGGAAAAGGCCGCTACTCTTGCGGCTGTTGTAGCGGAGAGCGTCGGCGGGATGAACGAGGCTCTTGCAAATACTGATCCCGGACGGATGAAGCAGCTGCAGATGGAGATTGACGGGGTCAAGGACAAAATCGGAAAAATCACACAGGGTGCGCTGCCATTCCTTGACATAGCCTCACAGTCCGGCATTGCCCTTATGGGCGTGATGCAGTTGGGACAGGGGCTGAAGGTTATGACAGTCCATCTCAAGGGCTCGGCGGTGGCCACAGCAGCGGCAGCCGTCCACGACAAAGTTCTGACTGCGGCTAAGACAATGCTTTCCGCAGCAACAAAGGGAGCGACCGTATCAACGGGAGCTCTTACCGTGGCCGTTACGGCACTGTACGCGGCCCTGACGCTCGGCATATCAGCCGCCATTACCGGCATCGTTGCACTTCTCTCATCCCTTGGCAACAAGGCCGAGGATTCATCCAAGCAGCTTGAGAGCCTTTCCGATGCGCAGGACGCATTCAGCCAGGCATCCGGGGATGCAAGAAGCCACATCGAGCTGGAGATATCAAAGCTGAAGACCCTCATCGACACAAAGAAGGACACCCGCAAGGCCGTTGCGGACCTGAACAGTGAGTACGGCAAGATCTTCGGCACATACAGCACGGCGGCACAATGGTATGACGTGCTCAAGAGCAAGAGTGCCGCCTATTGCCAGCAGCTGGGATATGAGGCCCAGGCACGTGTCTTGGCGCAGCGCAAGGCCGAGGCCGAACTGGAGCGCAGTTCCATTCAGTCAAGGATGGACAATATGTTCAAGCCGGGCACGTCGGCCACGAGACAGACGTTCAAGACCTTCAACCAGCTGGGAGACCGTGCGAAGGAGCTTGACCGGGAAATTGCCGCTCTTGGTAGCCAGTTCGATGTCTGCACACAGAAGATGTCGGAGGCCGCACAGACCCTGTCCGACGGCAAGGGCGACTTCAACGCCGCGACTGCCAGTTACGATGAATTGAAGAATGAGATAGACCTTCTCGATACGCAGCTGAAGTCACTGGCTCCGACGGAGGTCGCGGAGATAAACAGGATCCGGACCAAAAGGGATGAGTACAAGAAGCTGTACGACGCGATGGGTAAGCGGCTCGGTCTTGACAAAGGCGGCAACAAGGATGAGTTCTCCGGAAAGAGCCTCATTGCAAACGCGACCAGCTACAAGGCCATCGGCAACAATATAGCGTACTACAAGACGCAGCTTGACAAACTGAATCCTTCGAGGACAGCAGAGGTGGCGCGAATTTCCGAAGTAATCAAGGGTCTCGAGGAGCAGCAGCGGCAGGTCAAACTTCTGATGGACGCTTCCACTCTTGAGGTGGCCACTGAAAGCAGTTCCCTCGATGTCATCAACCAGAATATCGCCTTTCAGCAGGAACTTCGTAAGACTGCGTCAAAGGAAAATATCGCGGCCATTGACGCAGAGATCCGAAGGCTCACCGGCCTGAAGGAGTCAGTCGAAGAAGCCGGATTCCAGATAAAGGCACTTGGCGACATCAAGACATACGAGGAACTCGCGCAGCAGCTGCAGCACTATGAGAAGCAGCTGCAGAAAACATCCGGAACGGAGCGCGAAGCCATTCAGAAAAATATCAACGATCTGAAGGAACTGAAAAAAGGCTGGGATGAAGCGTTGGCCGCAATGAACAAGCCGGGCGACATTTCCACCCTTTCAACGATACAGGACTTGTCGGATGCAATAGCCTACTATGAGTCAGTCCAGAAACGCCAGAGCGGTGCGGAACTGCAGTCGACACAGAGGACGATAGATGCTCTCTCGCGTAAGAAGGCAATGCTGGAGGGAGTGGCTTCCATCCCGACGATGCAGGGGGAACTGTCCGATCTGAACGGCCTGCAGGGGAAGGAGCTCAAGATGGAGCTTGAGCTGATCGGGCTTGACAATCTGAAGGGGAAGGTCCGGGAGTTGAGAAAAATGCTCGCCGATACGACCAATCCCCTCGACGGCGATGCCCGCCGACAGGTTGAGGCCTTGGCCAATGAATACGAGAACTATTACAACACACTCAAGCGCGGCCAGATATCGGTCAGCAAGGTGTGGGGCAGCATAAGAGGAGTGGGCGGAGCCATCGAGTCCCTTACCGATACACTCACCGGTGATGGCAGCGCGTGGAAGAAGTTCTGCGGAGTAATGGATGCCGGTATAGCCATTTTTGAGGGCGTTGCCGCCATAGTGGAGATAATCAAAACCATCACGAAGGCTTCCACGGTGGCCACTGTTGCGAACACTACGGCCACTGCGGCACAGACGGGAGTCGAAGCCACAAACAGTGCCACAGTTGCAGCTGCAGCTGCGATTACGACACCACTGCTTCAAGCGGAAGCATCGGCATGGGAAGCACTGGCCGCAGCGAGAATCTTCGCGGCACACGCCGAGATACCTTTTGCCGGTGTGCCAATCGCAGCCGGTTTCGTGGCCACAATGGAGGGAATAATGGCCGCTGTGAGAATCCCGAAATTTGCGGACGGGGCAATCGCTTACGGGCCTACGGTGGGATTGTTCGGAGAGTACGCCAACGCCGTGAACAATCCGGAGGTGGTCGCCCCTCTGGACAAGTTGCGGAGCATGATTGGCGGGGCCAGCGGAATAAACGGAACCGTCGAGTTTGAGATCAAGGGGCGTAAGCTCGTGGGAATACTGCAGAAGGAATCAAGGCTGAAGGAGAGAGGATAATATGGCAATGTACTTGAAATATTATGGGGAGTTCGTTTCTGAAAACAATACCAGGTACCGTGTCGAGATACACACGACAGACAGCGGTGCGTTGGCGCAGGAGATACGCTTCCCCTACGATGAACCCCTCACGATAGAGTGGGACACCACCGATAAGATCACCCCGATACAGTCCTCGATAGCGACACTGCAGATCCTTTCCGAAACTGACCGTAAGTTCGTGGATATGTACCGGATTGAAGCCGGTTCCGTGACGCTTACCATATACAGGGACGGCAGCCTTTATTGGAGGGGGACTCTTGATACGGAGGTGTATGAGGAACCATACTCATACCTGACCGACTATGTCGTGACCCTTGCCTTTTCCGACTTCGGAATACTGGACAGGATGACGTATTCCGGAG